AATTAAAAAAAGCAGCATATGGAGAATTGTCACCCAATTGAAATAATGCTCTTCCTTGAACGTCTTCGAGTAATATAGTTACACTCGGTATGAAACTAAGTCCAACTCTAACATTGATACTTGTTATACCCAAAAGTCCGTTATCTGCAGCACCATCAACTCCATTAGTAACAACTCCGGCTTTATAGGATGCTGTTTTTTCTCTTGGATTACCTTGTATTGTTTCTGTTGGTTGGTTGACCCCCATACCATTCAAACCTGTTTTTGGCGACTTACCTGTCGTGTTCAAACCCGTCAGTTCGTCGTAATATGAAGTAGAAAAATAATCTTTCTCGTTGGGCGCCAGAAAATTTATCTTGGCGATTGAAACTGTGGTTGCTGCGTTTTGAGGACTTCCACCTACCGCTAATTTTGTTCTTGGTAAAACTTCCGCTTCCAAATTACAAAACATTACCAGATTCTCGTGGTCAACAAGTCTCTCCTGTATGTTACCATTCGCATCAATAGTTTTGTTAGGGTCTACTACAATAATGTTATTGTAATCGAACTCAACCAAAATACCACCCGCATTATCTGGAAGTAAGTTACCTACCATAATAGTAAAAATAATTTTCTAGCGCACCTTTATAGTCTTGTAATGATGGTAGAAGAGGAAAAGGAATTGTCAATATTGCACCGTCAGGTATATAGTTCTCCAAACCTCCAAACTGTGGATTTGCTTGTAAAATAAGCCAACCAAAGTAGGGACTACCATAAAAATCTTGAGAAACCTTATCAAGTCTACTTCTACCGACCTTATAAATAAAAGTCTTGTCTGATGGTTTATTTGGTAGATAAACAAATGGTACAACGGTCTGTTGTCCGTTGATTAGAAAATCCGTGTATCTATTATAGTATGCAAATGGCATTAGTTAAATTTTGTTTTTGTTATTACGATTGGTCCTTGACTATCGTTGAAGGTTTGATTATTAGTATTTGTTCCTGGTAGAATAAGTGAGTTTATAAGTTTTTTTCTATTGTTCATCAAATTATCCTCTGTTGTATTTCCGGGTACGTTAGTAAAACTCATCTCCCTTGTTTTAGTTTTGTCGACCGCTACAAAATTTATGAAGTTTTGGAGTTGATTTGTCTCCACATAATTTAAGAATTCTAAGGCCGCCTTGTTCTGTTTTTCAAAAGAAGGTTTTGCTCTTCCTATCCAATAAGCATCAAATTCTTTTTCCAAGTCTTTATTAACGTCCTCCAAAAGTGATGAGTTACTTAAAATATTACCAATCATTTCATTTTTGAATGTTTCATATTTTTTATTATCTGTGACATCAGTACTAAGTATTGTATATTCTCTCCTAAAGTTTTGACTATTAAAATCAATGCTTGTTCCAATTGGTCTGAATGTATCATTTTCGGTAACGGAGTTTTCTCCAGTTTCAGGTAGAATTACAAAATTATTATATGGTTTGCCATCAAAAGTGAAAGTGTATTTATCATTCAATTTTGCAAGATACCCATTTAAACTTGTTTTGATTTTTACGCCATCTGTTGTAAGACCCTCTAGTGTTGTTGCACCAGTTGTATAATAAACAATTGGGTCTTTATCTTTGGGTTGGTACCCATCTGAACCCGTCGTACTTGGTGTTCCGTAAGTTATGATATTATATCTGGCTATTAAATTATTGTATGTTGTCTGTTGATTCGTTAGTCCCTGTATGACAGTGAAGACTGAATTTAAAAAAGTACTTTTTTTTCTATTGACAGTATCTTTGTAGTTATTTTTCAACGTTCTCAAAACTTTTTTTGTAAAGTTTTTTTCCTCCATGTATCTTAAGAATACGTCCTGGTCTGAATTGATGTCCGATATATATTTTTGGAAAATTAAATCAACTTTTTTCTGAATTACCGAAGGTTTCCCATATAAAAAGGTATCAACACCTGAACCTATTATTATTTCTCCCTTTGTAAAGTTTCTACCTAATGTTGCTTGTTGTCTGATTGATTCGTTATATTGTGCCAAAATTTCTTTGTTCTTATTCATTATGTCTCTGAAATAGTTTTGTGTTCCTTCTACGAAGTCAGACATAAATTTTGTATATGATATAGTACCTGTCGTTCCACTTTCTGAAGGAAAACTTTGAATAATATTCCCAATTGTCGATGAATTACTTTGAGTTTGGTTGTTTTGGACTTGATTCTGTGTTGGTGGTGCTTGTTGTCCGTAGAGTGATGCAAACTCAGCATCAAGACTTGCCAAACTTTCTGTATCAGTAGCTTCAGCTCTGTCGTCATAAACTTCGGTGTTAGCGTAGTAATTGAATGTAAGTGCGTTCTGTATTTTATCTACAGCGTCCTTAATTCCACTTCCTCCGACGAATTTAAAACTTAGTGTGACATTAGCAATCATTGGTTGAACCCCAATCCCTTCAGGATTCAAGTCTAAATTTTCATACTGTAGTTGTAATGACTCAGGTATGATTTTAGTATTGTAAAAATCCCCCACTCTTAAAACAAGTACTGGTGGTGTACCAAAAGCAGTATTCACCGCATTACTATAATCCAAAACCTGTTTTCCATTTACTGATTTTACTGTTGGTATTGTATCACCAGGTCTCATACATTGATTCAAGAATGTTAATCTTGAATTTAAACCTTCAGGGGTCGTTGAGTGAAAAGCGGGATGGAAAAATTTCAACTTATCTTTCAAATTGTCAAAAACCATCGGTGTATCCTCTTTAATACTTTCGAAGTAATCACATTCTGTAAGTAGTAACCTTAATACTCTTTTAGATAAATTATCTGCAAGTCTTGTTCTTTGAACCTCTACTGTTTCTGTTGTAGTTTGTTGTGTTACTTGTTGTACTGACTCTGTGGTTGTGGTTACTTGGGGTTGTGTATTTTCTGGTTGTGTGTTTGTAATTCCTTGTTGTTTTAGTGTAATTTTTACATCGGAAATCAAGACTCTTCTACAAGCCATAGCGTTGACTGTGTATATTTTTTTGGATGCCGCCTGACTATCTTTAGTATCTTTTGTACAGTCGAAAGGTTCAGAACTTTTAGAAATCATTTTAGTGGTAACTGTCGCTTCTTCCCCTTTAGCCACAGAGTCCGTGAAAGTTATTTTACCAGCACCAATTAAATTTTCCAAAGTTTGAGTCCCGCCTGCAGATTTATAACCTAAAATAAATTTCTTGACAGAATCATTTCTTCTTTCTGAAAGACTTTTATTGTATGCGACACTTGCCGGAGCGGACGCCGTTCCTAATAAGGTAAAATTAATAGAATCAATTTCACTATACTTCTCATAAATTTTATCTAACTGAACTTTAATTTGACTATAATTTGATTTTATTACTTCAGTAAAAAATGTTTGAACCGTACTCGAATTTGATAAGTATGGCGTAGTTTGATTCGGAGCTTCTTTTATATACGTAGGTTCTTGTTTTTCATACAAATTATAATAATCCGTATAACTAACGACATTTCCTTTAGGGATATCATTATCAAAATAAAATCCTTGTCCCTTCAAATCATTTTGTATTGGTTCAATTGAAAGAGATGGATTTGCCTTTTTCGGATTATTGGCATTCGAACTTGTATTTACACCTGTTTGAACATCTCTCTTAATCCAATCCACCTGTTCTTTTGTAAGTTGTTTTGAATCTAATTCAGTTTGTATAACATATAAATCGTTAGGATTTGCCAAAGGGTATCTTTTAGCCAACTCATACAAATCGTATTTTACACAACCAGCAAAGAAAGATTCTAATAAACTATTAATTTTATCTCTATTTGTTTCATTATTCAAAACTTTGTTAACAACCAAATTTAAAACTGATGGATGGTCAACAACTATTTTCCATGAAAGACTACCTCCCCTACTTGTGTTGCTATAAGTATATATTGGTTCAGGTCTTCCGATAAAACTCGAATCTTTCCATGACGCATTTGTACTTTCACTGAATGTAAGTCCATATGGTGGAAACCACATGATTCTACCTCCGTTAGGACCTCTTTCACACACTGGTAAATCAGAATAAGTGAATCCAGGTTTAGAAGAACTCCTCCAAGCTAAATTTTCTAAAGAGAACATATATTTCTTCACATGACCATCAGTGTCAGGATTTCCGACTAAATTTGTCGAATCCGCGGTACCATCTTTTCTGTTCGGGTAGATGTTAAGGTTGTAGGTACTATCTAAGACAGAGTAGGAAATTTTCCTGTTTTGTGTGGTTATACCTTCTGTTTTTTGTAAGTTACTATAGTTGAGATATGGTATATCTTTAGCAAACACCCTACAATATTCCACACCTCTTTCTTGTCCGATTGCGCCAGTATATTTTATAACCCTCGAACCTTTAGTCAATTCTTTATATCCATCATTGAACACTTTACTTACTTGGTCTATAGCATTTCCAACGTGTTGTAATCTTCTTCCTCCCGCTGGTTGACTATCAATCAGCTTCTGTGTGTCATCTAAGATTGAACCTTCCCTAAATTGAAGGTTATTTGATTCTGTATTTACATATGATGATGGCCTGAAGTTTTCGTCAATGTCTAAAATCTCTCCTCCGATACCAACTTTTTTACCAGCATTTGCCCTATACTTAGGTGATACCCAAGTAAAACCTCCTTCAATACCACCGCCATCACTATAGGTTGGCCCATTTGCACCCAACTTTACCTCTCTCGAAGGTCCTTCGTAAAGTTGTGCAAGTTCTTGAGGTCCGTATACGGGTGATTGTAATTCTCTTGCAAAGTTATCAACAGGTAAATCACCACCAGGCGAAAAAACTCTCGATGGTTCCGATGTTATTGAACCTATATAGTAGTTACTATTATTTGTATTTGTTCCAACTATAGCTCCACCGAGTCTATCAAAAATCGACCTGTTGTATCCAGGCTTGAATCTGTTATAATCTAAGTTACCAAATAACCTTGATTTCTGACCACCACCTGTATTTTCTAAAAATATTTGAGAACCTGTTTTGGTTCCTCCTAATAATCTATTAAAAAATTTTCCTGTAGTACTTCTTCTGAAAGCATTTCCTAATTGTTGTATTGTCGTTGGTTGTCCAATTTGTATTGAAGGGTCAAAATAAGAACCAGGTATTGGTGAAACAGGTATTATTGAGCCAGCCAATCTTAATGCAAAATCTGTTGCTGCCAAAATTGGACCGGCCGGGACTGTGATTTGATAATTAGGTTCAATTACAGGGACTCTTCCTGTTAATAAATTTAGAACGTCAGTTCCACTCCTAACATTGAAAATGTTAACTCTTCCTCTCGTTCTTTGTATTATTTCCCTACCAATTCTTGTTTCGAACTCTTTCCTTAAAATTGTTGCTCCAAGTCTAGCAATGTATGAGTCAGAACTTAGTAGTCCATTACTACCCAAAGGGTCAGGTGATAAAAGTATTGATACTGGATTGTATGAGGATGGATTAAAAGTTGACGGATATGGTTGTCCATTAGTTGTTCGATTGCTATTTAGTTGAACCGTTTCAAGTGTTGCAATATATTCTCCCGCATCTGTAACGTCATTTGGGAATGAGTAAGCGTTGACACTTTTCCATCTTTTAGCTTCTATTGGTGCTTGGTCTAAGATATTAGCATCTTGATAACCGTATTCTCCCTCGTTCGATTTTGTACCGTTGAGAGAACCTGGGTCGGGAACTTGTTTGTATCCTCCTTCTGCTCCGTATTGATTGTTTTTATAAAGTTGTTGAGCGAACCTCGGTTCGTCTATGAGAACATCAGGTGAGTCTATTACTGCGGAGTCTGATAGGGTTGTATCGTAGTCTATCGGTGGCGTAATTCTACTCGGTGACTTTGGATAAGGCACGAGGTTCTTTACGATAATCTTTTTTCTGAATGATTCAGAGTTTACGAGTAATGGACTTGCCATTTATTTATTTTATAATAAATAGATTCTTTGAAACTTTTTATTAGGCGGTGGTGTTCTTCATAGAACCGAAATTCATTGTTTTCATTTTTTCTACAACATTTGTTGTAAATGTTTCTTTGAGTCTTTCGCTATTGACTAAATTGTCTTCTATTTTCGCATAATCCATTCCACTGTCCCCTTTAATATTCAATTCAAAAATTGCTGGTTTAGAAGGGTCAAAACTCACAACAACCTCTTTATTACTGTCAACCATGGTTGTCTTTATCTCCCTAACTATTTCAGTAACCGTAGTGTTTCCCATGTTGTTTGGTACTGGTGTTGCAATTTTCCCTATCTTCGTATCTAAATTATCTACCTTTGTATTAATGTTTGTTGTCGTTGTTTTTATCTCACCCATGATTTCACCTGATGGGTTAGCATTTGCCATCTGACTCACATTTTTTATACTACCCTTTTTTAATTCACTTTCATCATATTCTTTTTTAATAAAGTCTTGAAACACCCTACCAATCTCGGTATTGTTTTTCGCATTTTTCTCCAAAAAAGATTCTATTCCACTTCTCAATTTGTCATCCCCTTTACCCGCAAATTCCTTGAGTTTATCAAGTGCACCCTCAATCTCTTCCATGTTTTTTCCTGTCAATCCCTCTCCCTTAGTCATAGAACTTACGAGGTTTTTAATCAAATCCATAGATTTTTCTGCACCACTTCTAACCGTCTTCAAATCAAGACTTTCTTCGTAAGCCCCTGTGAATGAAGTCATACTGGTACGTAAACCCTCAACATTTTCTCTAACAGTTGGAGCAGATACCACCCCAAACACGACTTTATCTTTGATTGACCTAACGTCACCCTTCATCAATTCGAAAGCGTCAAGTTGGTCTCTCGCAATATCCTCCATAGTTTTGGGGCCCTTCTTCTGTTCTTCTATCAATTCATTTATTTGTTGTTGACTTAATTTTTCTAACTCTACTTGTTCGTCATCAATAGTAATTTGGTACTTACCTCCAGAACCCATTTTAGCAATATTTGCCAAATAATTTTTATCTTCTTCGTTTTCAAATTTTATGTCTGGTCTAATCTGTGAGAGTTTTTTATCTAAGTCTGCTGCATTGAGTGCCATTTTTGATAACTCCGCAGAATCCAATTGTGTCTGTTTTCCTATCTCTCTCAACATTAACATACCTTGTGGATTGATTTTGAATTGTCCGGCTTTTTCATCAAAGTATGCAAATTGCTTAGTCATGTTGACAATACTGTTTTGTAAACCTTCTGGGTCGTTGAGTGACTTGTTCATTAACTGAAATGGGTCTGTCAAGTCAGATGCCGATACACCTAATCTTTGAAATGCGGAAGACAATTCAATAGCTCTTTCCGGGTCTAATGCATCCTCAGCTAATCTCAAAGTAATCCTCATGTCTGTTTTTAACATAGCCGCTTGTGATGCCATTCTAGTAAGACCCAAGACTCCATCTTGGAAATTGAATTTGTTCATCGCTGACATATCGTTGAGCACATTACCCATAATTAATCTAGCATTTCCCCCGACACTTTGGATGTATTGAACTGATTCTTCTAATTTTCCACCTACTTGAGTAAATTCAACCCCTATTTCTTGAAAATTATTCACCATAGTGTCGATATCTTGTCTCAGCACCTTACTACTAGCGAAGAGTTTTGATACTTCTGCTTCTCCGGCCACAACGTTCCTTCTCGTAGCTTCACCAACCTTTTGAATAGTATTTACTGCGTCTGTCAGATTTCCACCCAGTCTATCCATAGCCGGAGTTGCATCTGTAATAGCTCCCATCAATTCTTGCATCCTCTCTCTACCGATACCGAATGCTTGAGTTAACCTTTCAGCACCAGTAATCATATCAGAAAGACCGTTAACAAAATCTTCAGGCTTAGGAACAGCCGCAGCCATTAATTGGTCTATAGCATCTTTGATACCTTTGGCATTATTTTCAGGATTCATGTGTGGTCATTTTAAATATAAATAGAAGAAGGGTTATAATTTAACCCTTCTGATTCTCTTGAATCCATTTATCAAGTAGATATTTTCTTACAAAGATTGGCATTTTCTCAAAATCACTCCAACCAACTTTCAACAATGTTGATAAGTAATAGAACTCATCAAGTTGTCCCTTCCTATAATCAGAAGAAAGGGCGAAAGAAATCAACCCCAAAACCAACATTCACTGTAAGTTTTTCTCCTGATGGGGTTGTTACAACTTTAGACATATCAAGTCTTGGCTCGTTGTCATTCATAAATTTTTTAATGTATTTTGAATCTGCAATTGGTAATTGTTCCACAAATTTAGCAATTTCTCCTTTGTCTTGAGTACCGTTAACCTCGACTATTTGTCTTTGTAACTTTAGAGTTACATAAGGGGCTACTCTCCCTTGGGGGTAGGTGTCTATTGTTTTATTTATTTCTCTGATTTCACCATAAGTCAAAGGTTTCAACTTTACAGTCGAACCTGTTTTTGGTAGAGTAGTAATAAAGTGACCATCAGATGTTGGTTCCTGACCTTTGGTAATTGACATTTGGTCTAAAGTAACATTCACCTGAAATTGTTTCCCTGTCTTAGGGTCAGTAGTTGTAATCATCATATCGGGCCCAAAAGCGGTATTCCTTAAAAAGATTAATACAGATTCAACATCGCCTTCCAACATATCTTCAACTTTCATGTCAGGTTCATAAATCTTGTTCCTGAGAAGATTGATAGCAAGATTTTCTCCACCAGCCATGATAATATTTTCATCATATGCTGTTAGATATCCAACTTTAATTGACTTTTTCTTGTTTTTATAAAAAACTCCCTCTGATGGTAGAGGTACTACGTCGTGTGGTAAAGAAATGTTCTCTTGACCATACATTCTTGATTGTTCATCCATAATATAAAAAATTAACCCTGAAGTTTATGTTCTTCAGGGTTAAATATAAAAAAAGTATTTATTTTATAAATAATATTAGTAAACCAATACACAACGGTCCATTCTCATTGAAGCGGTAATTGTTGCTAAACCATCTTGGTTGTAAGCTAATGTATTGAAGTTCACATCAGTCAAGAATGTTCCATAAAGAATCCACTTCTCAACAACAACACCTGTTGGGTCCAACATCTCGAGGTCAATATCTTTTTTGTAACCCGCAGCATAACCCATACGACCTGTTACAGACTCAGCATGTAAACGTACCCACTCCATGAGAGCTTGTGCTGCAGAAGGACCAATTGGGTCTCTAAATGTCACGTTAAGTGGTTGCCAGTTGAATCTACCAGCCACATATGTAGATGTGTTTAAGAAAGGTATTTCTGTAGAACCGATTTGAATATGTGGTCTAGCCGTACTCTCCACAAACCATTCGTTGATACCCAAACTTGAGGGAAACCTTAGGATGAATCGATTCTGACGTTTCGGTTCGTAAGGTATCGGCATTTTCATTAATAAATCAGCCATGTTATTATAAATTTAAAATTTTTTTTGTTTATATGTTATAAATATACTCACAGGTAAAATTTTTCTATTTACTTCCTGTTTTAAAAAAAATATACTTATTTAACTTCCTTTTTAGTTCCAGATGCAGTAGAAAATGTCTTTACCTCTTTACCTGGTTTATTTTCAAAATGTTTCTTCATTACTTCTACATTCTTAGGGTCATCATCAGAAAAACCTATAAATGTTTTAGCTGGTACAAATTTATTTCCTATATCACTTTTTATATAAGCTTTCTTATTTAATACAGCTGCCATTCCTTTAATATAAGATACAAAATCATCCATTGCCATCACTTTTAATTCTTCAGGACTAGCAGCCCCTTTCTCTTCACCAAAACTGACCGGGTGATACTTGTTTAATTCTAAATAGGATTTTATTAGTTCAGAATCACTCATATCTTCTTCATCCACAAAAGTTCTATATTTTCTTAAATTTTTCAGTAACATATCTTTGTCGATTCCGTTGAAACCACTTACGATGTAATTGTAAACCGCTTTCTTTAATGTCTCAGGTTTGTGTCCTCTTGCCGTAATGATAGCAAAAATTGAACCATTATTAATTGCTTCTTTGAAATCATCAAACGCGGGTCCTTGTTCTGCCCTCATAGCATCTATCAAAAATTGTTTGTCACCTTCTACTCTGAAGTTTCTAAAAGGTTCTTTTCCATAACCAGTGATGGTTTTACCTTTGTATTCGAAATTATTCTTACCTATTTCATGTCTAAATTCCGCAAAGTCTTTTGTGGACATTCCCACTTCTTCACCATCATCAGTTGATAGAATAATTTCGGTAGGCATGTGAACTATGTTGTCGTCCCAATCGAAAGCATAATACTTCATATTGGGGACAAGTCTCTCACTAAAATTTTCGATTAAATAAATCATTCTAATAAATAGCTTTATATTTTATTTCTATAAATATAAAACCCCCACTTGAAGTGTGGGGGTTTATTTTTAATTATTAAAATTTATTAGATATTCTCGAACGAAGCACCTGTAGGTGTGATAAAGAATTCTATATCAATAAATTCGAGTGCTTTCGTTGGTTTAAGATAAATTTTACCTGTAAGTGTATTTCTGTCCAAATCCTCAGGTGTAGATAATACTGTTACACGGAAATCATAAAGACCTCTGTCTCTTCTGATACCATCAAGAATTGGGTTTACACTGTCAAGGAATTGTTGTCTCACAATTTGGTCGTTTTGTTCGAACAATAACCTTACAGCTACTGCTGAAATCAACTTACGAGCTTGTAGAAGTAATCTTCTTACATTCAATCTGTTGAGTGCAGAATCCGCAACTTGGAGAGTTTTGTTACCCCAAATTACAGTACCAACGTCAGAGAAGGTTGCAATTGGATTTATTCTACCTTGATACAACGTATCTCTATCTTCTTGTGTTAGTTTCAATCTAGCTTTAACTGAATTTACAAGACCTCTCGTATAACCCGCTGATGCGAACCAAGGGAATGCAATATTATCAGTCAATGCTAAGTTTCTACAAACTTCACCTGTAGGAGGAAGATATAACTGTGTATTATTTACAGTATCTCTAACCAAAATCCATGGATAGTATGTTGCCGTGTAATTTGAATCAATTGCAGAATTATCCAAGTTATCAACAGCCTCTTGTGGATAGATTATCAAGTCAGAGTTGTTAGAATCTGTAGTGTACATCGGATAATCTGGTGTTGTTGCGATGTACACAGAATCCGCTCTTGAGAATTGAACCATGTTAATTGCCGCTTCAACAAGTTTAGGATTGTTTACATAATCAATACTTGAAGTTGCGAATACATTAATGTTTGTTGATTCAGGGTTTTGGAATGATAAAATACCAAGTAAGTAAGCGTAGTAGTCAGTATTTGCGAAGTCTTGTGAATTTTTATCCACAATAATTCTCTTGAACATACCTTCACCTGAAGCTGTTGGGTATCTTGTTGAAGGAGCCGCTCCTGCTAGGTAACCTGATGCACCTAATCTGAATCTATCTTCATTTGTTCTAAACTCTCTGTAGATATCCCAACCATCGAATCCACCTGCGAAACATACTGTGAACTTCCTTGAGTAGATATAATAGTATGGGTTTTCTTGAGTTTCAATTTCTGCTCTGAATTCTGCGTCTCCACAATCAAATGCGGTTTCACCACTTGTTACATATTCAGAACCAATGGTTACAACAGTAGCACCTGAGTCCATGTGGAAACCTTTAGTAAGGTAGTTCCAAGGTTCAGAGTCTGTTGCTACACCCCAAGTTGCTGCTGAAGGATTTCTTTTACCTTTATATTGTAAGAAAGATAAATCAGTTCCTATTCTTGTTGAGAAACCTAGGTAAGTTCTTCTAACATTATCACCAGCAGATTCATCTATTGATGCACCCGCTGCGGAGATACCGAATGGTGGATTATAAATCACTTCACCAGGGAAATTATATTGTGTTTTGTAAATTGGAACAGGAGAGGGGTTTGCAATTGTATCATAAACTCTTTGGTCGTAACCATAGAATCCACAAGGTAATGCGTCTATTGGAGCTTCGTTAGAAAGTTCCACCATTATGTTTGTTGATACCAACGGATACTCACCATCAAAAGAACCTATTTTTTTACCGATGAAGCTGTTAGAAGCTGGGTCCATTGTACAGTTAGTGAATTTTTCAATCACTACTGGATTTTGGTCAGTATCGAAGAAGTCTCTCACCAAAACATCAAAAGATAGATTTGAGAAAGAAATGTTTGCAATAGAAACCTTTATTTGTGTGTTTGCATCAGAGCCATCTGAAATAGAATGGAATCTAAATAACTTATAAACTTTATTACCTCTAAGTTCAGAAACCAAGAATGGAGTAAGAGGAGTTTGATATTTTTCTAAATTCCATGCAATAGAATCAGAATTATAAGAAACTGCTGCAGGTAATGCAACCAAGTCACAATCCAAACCTCTGATATAACCTTTATCATAAAGTTCATTAAGTTCTACAGGATAAATTTCCTCAACAAAAATAGGAACTTCATTTCTGTTTTTGTCAAAGTTTGATACACCTAAAACCTTAGTTAGGTATCTACTATCGCTCAATGAGAATGAAGATTGGAAACTGAAGTTGTCACCATCTGCAGTCACACCTGATAACAAGAAAGTTCCGAAAGGATTTTCACTAACTCCTGAGTAAGAACCTGTACAATCCATGGTTAAATCTGTTGTACCAGTAACCTGATATTGAGGACCATGTAGTGTTGTAGAATAACTACTTATACCTCTTGAACGTAAAGTAGCTAAAACAAGATTATTGTATTCAGAGTATGCTGTACCGGAATAAGAATATACATTACCTGAAATCGTACCACTATAATTTGAATTACTACCACCTGACAAAGAACTAACCACATAATCAAAAGAAAATCCTGAGTAATCATTACCACTATAATTTGAGAAGTTTGAGTAATACCAAGGGTAATTATCTCCATCACTTAACACATTCGAAGAAAAATCCAAAGAATTTACATTGAAAACGTTCGTGATAGCTGAATATGCAGATGAAAGACTTGTATAGTCGTCATCGATTATTGAACCATAAACGATTGCGGTTGAGGCGGAAGATGACGGAGTGTCCAATATTTCTCCTAAGAAAACTTGAAAATCAGCATTAAATGTTGAAGTTGACCCATCAGATAATCTGTATTGTGAATTTAACAAAGCGTTCACAGTTGCTGGTAATGAACCAGTCAAACTCATAGTGTTACCTGTAGAGTTACCTGAAAAAGTACATGTCCAAGGAGTACCTGAAACCGAGGACAAACCAATTGTTGACGTGTTTACGTTTGCCTTTGCCAAAATAGTCCAAGAAGGTCCAGCATCATAACCTGAAAGACCTAAAATTCTTGTTACAAAAAGTTGGTTTGATTGTTGAAGATATGATTTGGCGATATACGCAGCCTCATATTTTGGGATTTGTGTCCCCTGAAATTTGGTAGGTTCTGTACCTCCAAAAAAAGATTGAAATTCATCGTAGTTTGTTATGAAAATAGGTTCGAAAGCTGGACCTTTAATAGTCTCACCAACCAAACCCAATGTCGTAACACCTACACTCTGCGCCACAAAAGACAAGTCAGTTTCTGAGGTATAAACACCTGGAGAAACGAACACTTTCTGATTTACTTGAGCTGTTGCCATTATTTACGGTTTCTATTTAGATTTATTTTTATTCATAAATATTCAAGTAAGAATGAAAAAACTTTACTTTTTCAAATCTATTTATAAACAGGCAGAAACTATTCTACCTTTTTTATCTTTATGGGAGGATTATACGATAACGAAATAAAAAACATTAAAATATCAAAAGAAGTACACAATATTTTAAAAAAGTATTGTGACAAGAAAGGAATTAAAATATATAAATTCTTGGAGACCTTGATATTAGAAAAGTGTAAAGAGAAAAAAGATATCTACGGAGAGGATTAAACCAATCTGTTAGCTATTTGCATAATTGAATTTTTTGAGATGTCGTCTTTAACGACCTCTACTCTCAAAATGTCATTTGTATCTAAAAATATCTCCCAAACATCAGAGCCGAAATATTGGTTGTTAATAAAAATATCGAAAGATGAAATGTTTGTAGTGTTAGTTATCGTGACATTAACACGGTTATCAATTATTTCACTTAAAACTGTGGTACCTGAAACAAATAAAAATTCATTGACAAATGTATTGGTATTAGGTGGTTCCAATTTTCTTTTCCTCCCAACAGAAGGACCATCAGAAACTTCCATCATTGTAAGTACTCTTGAAATTGCCGGTTTTACTTCAAACTCATCTTCATCAATCAAATATCCTAACATGGTGAAGTCATAGTTTTGAACATAATACTTTCTTTTATCTAAGTCACTTATACTTTCATCGCTCACATTATTCATTATGATAGGTACATATTGCCCTTTGATGAAAGTATAAGCCTGACGAGAAGAAAATTTTTGTAAAACAATTTTATTAAACTCATTGAGTTCTCTCATTCTATTACAAACAATTCTAACATTAAAAGTCATATCTACAGGAACAGGTTGTGGTATTTTGTATATATCCATTCCCTCCTGATTACCATTCCATGTTGGAACTGATGCATAATAAAATTCTTTCCTATTTGGAATCGTATATTGTAACGCCGGATTACTTCCGTATTTAACGTCGGGGTTCCTCACTACAGTAATAAATGGAGGTTTTACGTTGAAGTCTTGGTCAACAAAGTTCCATGTTTCTGTGAACTGAGTCCAGTTCTGAGTTGTTATGATAATATCGATTAATGGTACTAATTTTCCTGCAGTGACTAAACGTAAATCTTCTTTAACGAAGTCTAACATACCTCTATCCAAATCTGAATGTAAAACTGATTTAGGTAAGTAAGTACCATCCTTGTTTATATATTCAAGAAGTTGTTGTCTTCTTGCATACAAGGTTTTTTTCGGCTCTAAAGGTAAAGATTTTATAACTTTTTTTGGATAACCCATATTATAATTTATTACCAAATTTATTAAAGAAGAACTTTGGAATCTCCGAGTGACCTAAAGACACAGCGTATATATCACTGATACCTGACTCTTTTAATTTATTTATTGAATATTTCAATGAAGATGCTCCCCACTGTCTTCCTTTTTGATAAACCATTACAACATCTGAATTTTGAGGAATTTGAACTGAAGTATACGAACCTTCTATGGAAGGGTCTATCAGTCCTACAAAATTATAACCTTGGTCTATGGCGGGATACGCTCTGAGACCTCCTTTGGAGAATCCCGAAACGGAACTAATTTTAATCCCTTGGATTCTTCTTTTGACCTCATCAATCGTGTATTGCCAAGGAATAAAACAAAAAGGTTTACTCCTCAATAAAGATACCGGTACCTGTTCCATCATCCAAGAAGGTGTTGCGTAATGAAGACCTCCGAAAACTAATGCTCCTGGTTCCGAATTGAAACTATCGGGAACTGTTACAATCATTTGACCAACTTTTTTGGTTCTATATCCTAACTGTGACATGACTTTTATATTCCTTTAAATTCATTTTCATTTACAGGAGTTGCTGTAATTGTCCTGTAGAATGGTTTATAACCACCATAGGTGTGTTTGTTATCTGAAACTACCCTACCGTCATCCGCAACAACATAATATCTTACTTTTCTTTCAGTTTCATAATATGCAAAGTAATCACCGAAAGCAATATCAACTTGGAGAGAATCCAAGTAGTTTTGATAAATAGAAAATCTCATATTACCAGGCTCTTCTAACTCAACTTTACTTTGACCAATTCTTTGATTTGTAGGTTGAACAATTTGGACAAACCCTTTGAGCTCGATAGGAGGTAGAAACTGAATCCCATCCTCAGGGGCTTCACCATAAACATCATCTGTTTTGGTTTTGTATCTATCAATCCTATATAAAACCACGGTAAAATTCATATCTCCTTCGAGCCACTCTTGACCCATCTCTATGTCGAGGGCATAATCCTCACCACCAAAAAATTTACCAAGTCTTGTTATAGGGACTAATTTTTGTTCCATAGTTATTTGATAAATACTTAATTGTTGTTTATATTTAATACAAAAATTAATGAGAATATTTCCTCCTACGAAAATTTTTCTAGCGAAGAGTCCTATTCATGGGTATGGAATATTTGCAAACTCTTTTATAAAAAAAGATGAAATAATCGAAGAGTGTCCTATTTTAGATTTGAAAGTTCCTAAAGGTGAAAGATGTGATATACTATCTGACTATAGATTTAATTGGCCGTATGGAACTTCCGATTGGGAAAAACAAGTAGTTGCTTGGGGATGGGGTTCATTGTATAATCATTCAGAAACCCCAAACGCATCGTGGAGGTCAAATCATGAAAGAAATACTTTCGAGTTTTATGCTCTGACTGAAATAAAACCATTTGAAGAAATATTCATATTTTACGGAGGAACTGACTATTGGTTGGATGGGAGAACACACGTTAATGTTATATGATGAATGAGGATACTTTAGAGAACAGAGCACTCGCAATACTTTCAGAATATGAAGGTTCAAATAATTTTATTTTAGAACTAAAAAGGAAGTCTGAGATAAATAGAAGATTTTATCCTACAAGAAGTCAATCTGATTACATAATCAACAATCATACAAAACAACCAAAGGTTGCAAAAAAGTGGGTTGTATTAGATTCTTATTTTGCTTTAAAATTTGCAAACGATTGGAATTTAATAAGAATACCTGATAAGTTTTGGATTGAAAAACTTTTAACCGAAACAGAAAAAGCGTTTCACGTTTGGGGTAAGATTGAAGAGGACAACGAACTTCGTGATTATTGGTTACCTAAGGCGTCTATTATTAAAGACAATACCGTAAAAGATGTTGTAATTAATTATACAAAATATAAAAAAAGACCTCCAATGGAACACCAAAAGGAGGCAATACAAAAACTTGCAGAAAATAAAAGGTTTATATTGGCAGATGATATGGGATTGGGTAAAACAACCTCAACCATAATTGCAGCATTAGAAACCGGTGCAAAGAAAATTTTAATTATTTGTCCTGCTACTTTGAAAATAAACTGGAAGAGAGAAATTGAAAACTATTCAAAAAAAAGTGTTTTTATTGCTGAAGGTAAAAATTTTGAACCCAATCACGATTTTGTGATTATTAATTATGACATAATTAAAAACTTCCATGACCCTAAGAAAAAAGGAGAGTCCAAAATATTGGAAGGTAAGTTTGATTTGGTTATTGTAGATGAAGCCCATTATATCAAAAACGCTCAAGCACAAAGGACGAAGTTAATAAATGATATCGTAAAAGATATCGAAAGGGTTTGGTTATTGACTGGAACACCCATGACATCGAGACCAATAGATTACTTCAACTTATTAAGTTTGGTTGATTCCCCTGTTGCGAAAAATTGGATGGCTTATGTTGTAAGATACTGTGCAGGATATCAATTCAAAGTTGGTCCGAGAAAGGTTTGGAATGTTATGGGAGCCTCAAACTTAGAAGAACTAAGAGATAGAACAACGAACACTATATTGAGAAGACTCAAAGAAGACGTACTCGACTTACCTGAAAAAATAATAACTCCAATCTATTTGAGATTAAAATCCAAAGAATATGAAAACTTGATGGGTGAGTATTACGAATGGTATAGAAGTAAACCCGATGAATCAAATTCTCTCACCGTTCAGTTCACAAAACTTACAAAAGTTAGACAAGTTATTGCTAATGAAAAAACTTTACAAACTATAGAATTGGCCGAGAACATAATTGAACAAGGAAAAAAAGTTATAATTTTTTGTAATTTTACAGAATCCTTGGACGCAATAGTTCAACATTTCGGAAAGTCTGCGGTTAAGGTTAACGGTTCTATGTCCAAAGTTGAAAGACAAAATAGTGTAGACAGATTCCAAGAAGATGAGAAAGTCAAAGTGTTCGTAGGTAACATCAAAGCCGCTGGTGTTGGTATAACTTTGACGGCAGCTGAAGCCGTTATTATGAATGATTTATCTTTCTTACCTTCCGACCACTCTCAGGCAGAAGATAGAGCTTATCGTATTGGACAAAAGAACAATGTTCTTGTTTATTACCCACTTTTTGAAAACACAATAGAAGGTTTGATTTACGATATTTTGATGGCAAAAAAACAGGTTATTGCCACGGTCATGGGTGATAATGTCAACAGTGCAGACTTTGTTGAAGAAATTATGAACAGAATCAACAAAGAAGCATAATAACAATATTATCTATATAGATATTTATTGTTATGTCAGTAATTGCAGAACCAGAAAGAAGTAAACTTTATACAAGAATCAAACATCTTTTAGGTGCACCGATAAGAAGTGTAGAAGTAGAAGATGAAATGATGGACTCATTGCTCGAATTAGCAATTGGAGATTACGAACAATACATATTGGATTGGTTAATCGAGTCACAATGGGTTAACCTTGTTAATTTGGATATGAATAACCAATCGGTTGCCAACGCATTGATAACAAGAACTATGAACTTCGAACAACAGTTTCAATATTCATATTCTAAAATAGTTGGTCTTCAGACTAATGGTCCGTGGGTTCTGAAAAAAGACTATTTTACTTTAAGTGCAAATACACAAACATATGAAATACCTGCAGGTCGTGAAGTTAATGAATTACTATGGTATAGTAATCAACCCTGGGGTCTTTTTGGATTAGCCGGTATGGGATTGGGTTTTGGATATGATGGCGCTGGTTTGGGTGCAAACCAATCAGGATATGCTCAGTTTGGTTATCAAGGTTCTTACTTTATGATGTCAGGATTCGACTACTTAATTAGAGCTCAAGAAGCGAATATCTTGAATAGAATTTTAGGTGGTAGTTTAACATATAGAATTACTGCATTACCTGATGGAAAAAAATTAGTTCATTTAATGAATACACCTAATGGTAGATTCAATTGGACAAGTTATAGTCAATACGTTGGAAAAAATGTGTGGTATTGGTATTATGATACTACAGGAAAGGACAGAAACGATTGTTTGAAGTCTAATCCCGATATTATCAAATTACCTTCTGATGTACCTATTGGGGCTTTAGAATGGGGAGACCTAAATGACCCCGCAAGACAATGGGTCCGTAGATGGTTTACCGCTTATGTGAAAGAAACATTGGCAAGAGTTAGAGGAAAATATAGTGGGAACCTAAAAACACCAGATTCCGAAATAGTAATGGACTACCAAAGTTTATTAACAGAGGCAAAAGACGAAAAGGCTAAATTAGAAGAAGAATTAAAACTAAGATTAGAAAGACTTAGACCTGAGAAACAAATGGAGAAAGAAGCATTAATTGCGGAAAATTTAAACAAACAACTTAAGTTTCATGCTTTCCCTCGACAGATTTATGTAATATAATTTAGTATGGCAATTATTAAAAGTATTCCCTCACAGAAACTTATTCATGGAAAGTTATTAAAAACTTCAGAAGTTTCAATTGTTTCAGAAAGTGATTATTCGACACAAGGAGAAGATTGTATTATTGTTAAAGCAATACCATTTTCTACAATAACTTTAAATTCTCGTACAACTGACCATACGGTAGTAAAAGCACTCACAAACATTATCATCAAACCTGATGTCAATAAAATTGATGAGGAATTTGATGAAATAGAAATGGGTAGAGGTGCATGTGTTGAATTTAGATTTTGTGGTAATTCATGGTATATTTTATCCTCAGACGGTTTAAAACAATCATAATTAAAAAGGGATATGAAAAAATATCCCTTTTTAATTTAAGTTAGTATGGACTCCCACCCTTCTTCAGCAAGTTCATACATGTAATCAGGTTTGAGACCACGTCTTTCCCAATAATTCAATTCCTGTTCAGTAACATCTAACACATCTTTTTGTAAATCATCTTGGTCCCCTTCACCTAATGGGTGACCATTGATAAGTTCACATTGTGATGTTGTAAAAATGCCTCTCTCATGAGGTTCAGAAACAATCAGTCCATTTCTAACTTCATCTTTAAAAACGACCAATAGAGGTTCGATTCTTTTATTGAAAGTGGTGATTGCTCTTGGTACGTTATAATCTCCCGTTAGGTCAGGGTCTTTGTCTAAAATATCTTTATCCAACATATAACAATTGACCATTACACCCTCTGTAATAGGTTTTGATTTTGGGTTATTGTGTAAGTTAATGGCGTTGGTATCTTTGATTTGTTTAGCCGTCATTTTCTGTACATCTCCCTGAGAAGCCTTGGTACCGTTATTGACATACATGATAACATCACCCAAGTTTACGGTAAGATTATTCTGAATTGCTAACTCCATGTGAGCCATCCTTGACATTGAGTTTCCTGCCTTAGTCTTTGTCGTTAACCTTTTGATGTAATCATCAATAGTAAGTTTTACCTTAGCTCTTTGAGCAATTTTAGACAAAGGAATTTTTTTCTCATATATCTTAGTCAGATATTCATAATAATATTCTATGAACTCCTTACCTTGACCGTGTAACAACATCTTAATCCCTTTATCTAAGAATTCTTCGATATATAGAGGAAGTTTCTTCGATTTGATACTATTACCTGTCAATTTTATTTTTCCTTTAGCGTCCATAACCGCATAATTCTTTCGAGCTAAATTTATACACGACGGCCAAACACCATCAGTATCTAACGCCATTTCCCCTCTCATGAATATATCATTGTATTCTGCAACGTCCGCCTCAGGACCCTTGTAGACTTTTCCCTTCTTAACTTTCCAATTCAATCCACGACCAACATATTCTCTTTCATTTGCATCATCAGGACTTGAAAAGTTCACACCATCCGTATCCATCACTAGTGGAACATATCCTTTCGTCATGAAAAACTTAATCATCTGACGAAGATATTGTCTACCCGTACAAGTAATTTGTTCACCCATATACATGTCACCCCAAGCAAATACCTGTGGTGCCGACAACGCACCGAACATGGAGTTGATGAATATTTTGATTGGTAATTGTTTATTGGAATACGATTCAGACTTTTTCTTGTCTGTCTCGTAAAACTCCTCTGCTAGTTGTTTGTACTTGATACGAGTGTCTCTGAAATACTTTAACATTCCTTTCATTGCACCCGTCACATCACAGTCAGGAAAAACATCGTGTACAAGCTGAATTGAGGGGTATAGAGACGAGAAGTCCAACTTGAGAACATTCTTACTGTATCCGACCTTAAGTAGTCGGGAAAGACCTCCTACGAAGTCTGTCTTACCTTGTTTTGCAGGTATTGCTAAATTGTTTTTATATGACCAAGCCAACATCAACATTTTC